GGCAATTTAATTCCAGGCACAGCAGCCAAAGGCATAAATTTCACTGCTAACACTTCTGCAGCGGGAATGACAAGTAAATTACTTAATGATTATGAAGAAGGTACTTGGACGCCAGTTCTTAACTCTTTTACGATTGTTACAGGTGCTGGGTCAGTAACAACTACTGGAACTTATACAAAAGTTGGTCGTTTGGTTAAATTAAATTGCCAAATTATTGCTGCTGGTGGCGCAACTGTTGCTGCAACTAGTGGGCAAGTTTCATACATAAGTGGAGCACCATTTGCCCCTGCAAAAACCACGGGTGGTATTTGGGTAAATGGAACAACATACAATAGCAACGGGTTTTTTAACATCATAAATTTTAACTCATGGATGTTCATTACAACCAGTTGGGCTGGGGCTACAAACCAATGGTCTTTAGATGTTGAATATCAAATTTAAGGAAAAACCATGTCTTTGACACAAGTCAGTTATTCAATGATTAATGCGGGTGTTGTAAGCCCAAGAGATTATGGAGCTGTAAGCTATACAGGTTTGTATAACGGACAAGCAGACGCATCAACAGCAATTAACGCTGCAATTGCCGCTTGTCCAGATGGAGGTATTATTGAACTTAGCGGTAAATATTTTATTGCAAATCCAATTAACATCCGCAGAAAAAATATTAACTTTTGCAACGGCATAATTGAAGTTAGCACCACTTATGCTGGAGAAGTAATTGCAATTTGGCCAGACACAACAAATGCACCGCAAAATGATGTGACGGCAACTACAATTTCTGGCATTCGTATTCAAACTACAGGTCGTGAGGAAAGCGCCTCAACAAATTGGTATGGTCAATTTATTGGTATTCTATTTAAGACAGCAGAACGCCCATCAATCTGGTGCAACATTGATGATGTATTTGTTTCGTTTCCTTATGTTGGTGTATTGTGGTCGCAATCGACAACATCACCATCTACAAATGCTGGATTTACAACTTGTGCAAGTTTTAATGGATTTAAGGTAGAAGGCTATCAACAAGCCGCAATTCAAATTGCATCTGGCGTAAATATTTATTCTGGATTAGTTGCTGGTAATGGCTTTACAAATTGTATGTTTAGCCATATTGGAACAAATGCACCATTTATTTTAGATCAAAACACAGGCGAAAATAATGAATTAGGATTTATAAATTCTGTTTTCTTTAATGACTCTGCAAGTACAGATTGCCCCCTTATTTCAAGCCCTGGTTTCCCTCGCATAAGAATAACAGGTGGTTATTGGGAAATATTTCCAAACTACTTTGTTAGAAAAAACCTGTATGTAGCAAACATTCGAATTGTATCTCCAAATAAGTACACTTCAAATCCAGGATATACGACAACACTTCCTGCATTTTCTGCAACAGACAACAACACAAATCTTCTTAAAAGAGATTTTGATGGGTGGGGAGCTGTTGGGACAGCAACACTTACTCCTGTCAATATTTGGTGGCAGACTCATCCAGTTTATTCATTTCAAACTGGTGCAAGTTCTGGAATCATTGCATATAGCTTACCTGATCCTAGCACTTATGCTGATGCAGGCTCATCGGTGTTTTCTTGTTTGGTTCAGCAACAATCAACCATTCAGTATGGTTGGTCAGTGTATGTGACTATTTTTTATTCTGATTCAACAAGCAACACATTTACAAGTCAGCAAGCTCCCCAGTCCTTACAATGGCAACCTTTGGCTGTGACTTTTACACCTACCTCTGGTAAATTACCTACTTCAATCAACATTGCAATCCAAGGTTTGTCAAACAATACTTTGCGAGTGTGTGCTCCAATGCTTTCTATGGGTACATCTATTTCTTTGTATCCTCAAAAAGTGATTAACCCCAATTTTGTAGATACATATTCTGGCTCTGTTATTGATGGCAGAAATTATGCATCATCCTCTGCACAAGGTATTACTGTTTTTTACCCCAATATAACTGGTGGAACAGCTACAAACTTTTTTAATGGTGCAGATGCCACTCAAACATGGATAACTATTTTTGGAAATGGTGATGTTAAAAACAGAACAGGTGTATATGGCACATTGTCTGATGCCAGAGAAAAAGAAAACATTGTTGATGCACCAAATTACTTTGATCGTTTGCGTCAAATTAGAATTGTTAATTACAATTTGATTGGTGACAAAACTAAGTTACTTGGTAAAGTAGCGCAAGAAGTTGAAAAAGTTTTTCCAAATCTTGTTTTTGAGCACCAAGAATACGAAACTAAAAAAGAAACAACACTTGTTAATGGGAAACTTGAAATTGTTGAAACACAAGTTCCTAAAGGCGATCCTGTTAAAGGTGTTAAAGACTCAATCTTTATTAATATGCTAATTCAAGCAGTGCAAAAATTAGCTGACGAAGTTGATGCGTTAAAGGCGGCAAAATAACCGTACCAGTTCGGATAACTGGAAATCTTAATGCTTGACTGGATGGTCAGGCTGGAAACAAGGAAATGACATGTTAGAAAAAGTTATATCTGTTGATTTGATTGAAGTTCTTGAAAACAATTCTGTGCAAGTTCGAACTAAAACGGCAATTCTTGAAGATGGTCAACAAATTAGTGGCGCATATCATCGTCATGCTATTATGCCTGGTGACAATTACAGCACCGAGGATGCTAGAGTGCAAGCAATTTGCGCCACAGTACACACTCCTGAAGTTATTGCTGCTTACAAAGAGGCTCAAAATGCAAACATTAATCCAACTACTTAAATCTAAAACAATTTTATTTGCTTTGTTTTTGGCAGTATTGTCAACATTACAAGGCTGTGTAAATTTATTGCCTTTATCTTCAACAGATCAAATGTTTGTTGGTATTGCAATATCTGTTGTTGTGACTTTGCTTAGAATAGTTACTACTCAACCCATTTCTGAAAAGTAAAACATTGTGTCTAACTCACTTGTAGTAACTGTATTTTAAAAATGGAAACACAACAACTTATTGATACTGTTCTTGGAGTAAGCTGTGCCGTAATAGGTTGGTTTGCTAGAGAGTTGTGGACGGCTGTTAAAGAACTTAAAACAGACTTAGCTAAACTTAGAGAAGACTTACCAAGGACTTACGTAGATAGAAATGATTACCGCAGTGACATGCACGACATCAAATCTATGTTGGGTAAAATATTTGATAAGTTAGATGGTAAACAGGATAAATAACTTGTTACTAGGAACAAAACATGTCTTACAAATCACGTTGGGATAATGGTGGCTGGTTAGTCATCTGTGACCAGTGTGGTCGTAAATATAAAGAGAGTGAGCTTCGGTTACGTTGGGACGGACTTATGGTCTGTCCTGGGGATTGGGAACCTAGACAACCCCAAGATTTTGTACATGGTGTAGCTGACATTCAAGCTCCACCTTGGGTTAGATCAGAACAATCAGATCAATTTATACCTGTTTGTGATTTATTAACAATAAATGGTCAAGCAGATTATGGTACAGCAGATTGTGCTGGAGCAGATAGAGTTAATGGATATACTCCTAGTAATTATCCACAACCAGCAGACTAATGGAATAAACTATGAGTTCTACTTACAGTATTAATAGCAGTCAAATTATTTCCCTAGCACTAGGTAGATTAGGTGTGCTTGAGATTGGTGATACCCCCGATACCAACACATATAACAATGCTTTGATGTCTCTTAACTTACTCATTAAACAAATGAGCGTAGATGGATTAAAGCTGTGGAAAATAACTGAACTTATTATTCCTACTACATCTGGTCAAACTTCATATGTATTAGGTGGGTCTACATCTACCTTGATGTATGACTCTTTAAATCCTACTGTAGCTATCACTGATAAACCACTTAAGATTATTCAAGGGTTCTACCGTAATATACAAGTAACTCCTAACATAGATACACCTGTACTTATTGTTTCTAAACAAGAGTACAACATGTTAGGTTCTAAGTTTTCTACTGGTACAGCTAACACTTTGTTTTATGATCCTAGAGAAAACAATGGTATCTTGTATGTGTATTTAACACCAGATCTTAACTCTCAAACAAACATTCAGTTACACGTTGTAGCTCAAATGCCTTTGAATGATATTACTTTGGGTACTGGTACTTCTACTGATACTCCTGACTTTCCTATTGAATGGCAAAACACTTTAGTATGGGGATTAGCTGATGAGTTAGCTATGCAGTATGGTGTTCCAGTTAACTCTAGACAAGAGATAGCAGCAAGAGCATTGGTGTATAGAGAAAAGCTCTCTGATTGGGATGTAGAGGCTTCTAGCACGTTCTTTATGCCTGACTTTAGATCTACCAACCCAAACTCTTACGGACGTTAATATGACAACCGAAAGAATAGCACTTACACAACCAATAGATAGTCGTACAGGATCTTTTGCATCTGATGCGTATTGTGCTAACGTTTTCTTTGATAGTAGTAATGGTAAAAGAGATTGGGTTAAAAGACCTGGGCTAACTTTAGCTACTACTATTGCTAGTGGAACAGCACAAGGTTTAACTGCTTACAATGGTAATTTAGTATCTGTTATTAATAACACTGTTTACCAAATTAATCCTAATAGTTATGCTGTTACTACTTTAGGATCAACATCTACATCTACAAGCCAAAGTTATTTTGTAAACACATTTCTTAATAACTATTTGTTTTTTCATAATAAAGTTAATGGTTATTTACTAAACCAATCAGGAACTTTAAGTACTATTAATAACACAACTGTTGTAGCTATTAGCATTGACAATCCTGGTTTAAACTATAGTACAGGTATTACTCTTAGTTTTTCTTCTGGTAGTGTTGCTGCTACTGCTACAGTTGTATCGGGCAATATAACTACTGTAACCATTACCAATCCTGGTAGTGGATACTCTAGTGCTCCTACTTGTACAATTAATCTACCTACTACACAAACTCCTACTGGTTCTGGTACTACTGGCTTTTACACTGTATCTGTATCTAGTGCTAGTGGTATATACACAGGTATGTTTGCTAGTGGTACGGGCATAGCACCCAATGCTATGGTTACTAGCATTAATGGAACAACAATAACTTTAAACATTCCAAACACAGCTACTGTATCAGGTACTATTACCTTTCAAGATTTAGGTTCTGGAGCAGTGTTAACTCCTGCTCTTAACTCATTCCCTGCGGGTCCTTTTGTATCTGGTGCTGTGTTTTTAGATCAATACGTATTTATTGGTACAACTAACAATCGTATATACAACTGCAACGTTGGTGACCCAACTCAATGGAATGCTCTTAGTTTTTTAAGCTTTGAACAAACAGGAGACACATTAGTTGGTATTGCTAAACATTTGAACTACCTTATAGCTTACGGTTCTTCTACTACCCAGTTCTTTTATGATGCTGGTAATGCTGTTGGTTCACCCCTTACTGTAGCTCCTAGCTATACTATGGAAATAGGTTGTGCTAATGGGGACAGTCTTGTTGCTACTAGTAACACAGTTGTGTGGGTAGCTACTACAAAGACTTATGGTAAGTCTGTGTACCTTATGGATGGGGTATCTCCTATTAAGGTATCTACTAGCCATATAGATAGGCACTTAGAAGCTGACCCATTAACACACGTATCTGCTTATGTGTATAAGATAAATGGTCATACCTTTTACATACTAACGCTATATAACACCAATAAAACTTTAGTCTATGACTTAGATGAAAAGATGTGGTACACCTGGACTTCTTACAACGGTTCATCTGAAAACTATTTTGTACCCACATTTTATGCAGATGCTAATAATACTCCCTACTGTTTAGACAGCACTAGTGGTAATTTGTACTACTTTAATACTAATGTTTACCAAGATAATGGTCAACCTATCTATTGTAGGTCTGTTACAGACATTAGAGACAACGGTACTACCAAACGTAAATTCTATGGTCGTTTAGAAATTGTTGGGGATAAGGTAGCTGGTAACATGTACATCAGTCATTCTGGTAATGACTACGCTAGTTATTCTACTCCTAGGGTTGTTAACCTTAATGCTCCTAGAGCACAGGTATACCTTAGTGGGGCTGACAGACGTAGGTCTTGGCAGTTTTTATGCTATGACAATGTTCCTCTTAGGTTAGATGCTGCTGAGATTGACTTTAGACTTGGTGAAATGGACCAAGAGCAATCTGTTGGTAGTGGTACTCAATACAAGAGATAATTGTGATTACATACCAAGTTGAAGAATATGAAAACTGTATTGAGGAGATTAAACCTCACTATATAAAGCACTATGAAGAGTTATCAGTAACAAAAGAATTTGATCTTGATCCTGACTATGAAGCCTATTCAAACCTTGCTACAATAGGTTTAATAAAAGTAATTACTTGTAGAAAAGAAGGTGTACTTATTGGTTACATATATTTTATATTGTCCAAGAACCTACACTATAAAACAATGTTAGTTGCCTGTGAAGATATATATTATTTAGAAAAATCTGAACGTAAAGGTAGGGTAGGCATTAACTTGTTTAAGTTTGCTGAACAATACCTCAAGTCTATTGGAGTTAATAGGATTGTGTACTCTACAAAAGTACACTTAGATAATTCTAGATTGTTTGAATATCTAGGTTATTCTTTCATAGAAAAACATTACTCAAAACTTATTTAGAGGTTTATTATGGGATTATCATTAGGCA